TGTGGGCGAATTGAAGGGCAAGAAGAAGCGCAAGGTAGAGGAGGAAGAGGACGATGAGTAACAATCCGTTTTTCAATGCGTTAGGTGGCGGACAGATGCCGGGGTCGATGAGCGGCTTTCCTCAGCTTTTACAGCAGTTCAAGCAGTTCAAGGCAAGTTTTAAAGGCGACCCAAAAGCGGAAGTGGAGAAGATGCTGCAAAGCGGCAAAATCTCACAAGATCAGTTGAACAAGATACAGTCAATGGCAAACCAATTTCAGGGGCTTTTCAAGTAATCAAAATCGTGGCCACGGTTTGATATAAATATTTTTTCAAAAGGAGTGATACTATGTCTCTTTCCTCTGACGGCACCATGCTGACTATGCCTGTGGCTCCTGCCAACACCGGAAACGGTAACGGCTTCGGTTGGGGCGGCGATGGCGCATGGTGGATCGTGCTGTTCCTCATTTTCGCTGCGTTCGGTGGCTGGGGTAACGGCTTTGGTTTCGGTGGCGGCGGCAACGGCGTGATGGACGGTTATGTCCTGACCTCTGATTTTGCCAATGTCGAGCGCAAGATCGACAGTGTAAATCAGGGTCTTTGCGACGGATTTTACCAGCAGGCGCAGCTTATCAACGGCACCAACATGGCGATGGCAAACGGCTTTGGGCAGGCTGAGCTTTCCCGCAGTAACCAGCAGGCGGCTCTCATGCAGCAGTTGACTGCCATGCAGATGCAGGCCGCTGAGTGCTGCTGCAACACCCAGCGCAGCATCGAGGGCGTGCGCTATGATATGGCGGCGCAGGCTTGCGATACCCGGAACACGGTGCAGAACGCCACCCGGGACATTATCGACAATGCCAACAGCAACAGCCGCGCGATCCTCGATTTCCTGACCCAGAGCAAGCTGCAGGATCTCCAGAGCGAGAACCAGGGCTTGAAGCTGGCCGCATCTCAGGCGGCGCAGAACAGCTATCTGGTGTCCCAGCTCCGGCCTTCTCCCATTCCGGCCTACACGGTGCAGAACCCCTATTGCTGCAACCAGTTTGCCGGATGCGGCTGCTGACAACTGCATAGCGTAGCTTTTTGTTGGCAATGTTTTGTTGACGCCAACAAAATGTTCGGCCCCGTGCCGATACTGATGACAAAGCGGCGGGGCAGTAGCCCTGCCGCTGATTTTATGTTGACGTCACCCTTTTCATATGATAGAATCAAAATAACAGCAAAGCAAACTGTATGGAGGGTGTATATATGTCAAATTTTATAGACATTACAGGGCAAAGGTTTAATCACTTGGTGGTAATCAAAAGAGTTCCAAATGATGCGCATGGGATAGCTAAGTGGGAATGCCGTTGCGATTGCGGGAAAACAACAATAGTTCGTGGGAAAAACTTGAAAAACGGGGCAGTTAAGTCTTGCGGTTGTTTGAAACATAACGCAACAAATAAAACCCATAATATGACGCATACTCGTATTTACCAAACATGGGCAGCCATGAAAAGCCGTTGTTATAATCCCGGGAACCAATCTTATAAGGACTATGGAGGAAGAGGCATAAAAGTCTGCGAGGAATGGAATAACGATTTTGAATGCTTCTATAATTGGGCGATTAAAAACGGTTACTCGGATTTTTTGACAATAGAGCGTATAAATGTGGATGGCGATTATTGCCCCAACAATTGCAGATGGTTGTCAAAAGCTGAGCAATCAAACAATCGACGGTCGTGTATCGTTATTAGCTATCAAGGGAAAACCCAAAATCTTTCACAATGGTGTAAAGAACTTGGGTTAAATTATAAGAGAATAAACAACAGAATTGTTAAACTTGGAATGACTTTTGAGGAAGCGATTACTAAACCAGTTCAAGAAAACAAACGAAATATGAAAGCGAGGTCTATTTATGGCTGAATTTACAGCATCCAATATTCAAAGCGTTGCTGCTGGGCAGAATGTGCCCTTGACCGAAACTGCGGTCAATAGCAAGCCCTGCATCGTCCACCGTGAAGGAAGCGGGCTTGTCACCCTGCGCGGTCTGACACAGCAGTGTAAGGCGCGCTTTAAGGTGAGCTTTGGCGCGAATATTGCCGTCCCAACGGGCGGCACAGTAGGCGCGATCACCACGGCGCTTGCCGTCAACGGCGAAGCACTCAACGGAGCAACGGCAACCGTTACCCCGGCTGCGGTTGAAAATTATTTTAACGTCTACGTCAGCGCCATCGTGGAAGTGCCGCGCGGCTGCTGCGTGACCGTTGCGGCGAAGAACACCAGCGCGGAGACGGTCAGCTTTGCCAATAGCAATCTGACGATCGACCGCGTGAGCTGAGAAAGGAGAACACAATGGGAATGAAATCTATGTATGAACTGCGGGATATGCTTTGCAAAGAACTGGACGAGCTGATCCGCAAAGGCGAGCTGGGTGCCGGGGATCTGGACATTGCCCACAAGCTGACCGATACCATCAAAAACATCGACAAGATCGAGGCAATGGACGAGCGCGGCTATTCCGGGCGGTATCTGGACGATGACCTGCGCGGTTACAGCCGTGGCAGCTCCTATGCCCGGAGACATTATGTCCGTGGCCATTACAGCCGCACGGACGCTACCGAGCATCTGCGTAGCCAGATCAACGATATGATGCGTGAGACCGACGATGACCGCATCAAGGACGCCCTGCGCCGTGCAATGGACATGATGGAGGATTAAGGGGGTAGGCCCCAATGATTGACGATCGAGAAGTGGCGCTATGGATCAAGCGGTTAGAAACAGAGGAGTCCAGCTGGGCAAACTATGAAAAGCTGGCGGCGCTGTATACCATCCAAAACCAGAACCGAGAGCCAGTGAGGGAAAGCCGTATGATCGATGCGTATTCTGCGGCTCCCGCGCCTGACAGCGAATTCCTCCGGGCGGTATCTAACGTTGACCCAGCCCGTGCGTGGGAGGTCATGGACGAGCTGATGGACAGCTTGAAAGTGGTCAACGAGCGGGTTTACAATAGCGTCATGCGGAAATTGGAAAGCTAAATTTAACCCCTCGGCAAATGCCGAGGGGTTAGTTATATTTTAATGTTAGCGTTGCGACATGAAAATAAGACTAACTTGGCGTTACAAAAAGCGCACCGTCATTGTCTGCGTCGATGCGCTGGATTGTGCGTACCCAAAATTCCTTTTTTGCCTGCCGGTCTAAATCAGGATATTCCTTCAACTCTCGCCGTAATGTTTCAAGGTCAAATTCTTTTATAGGCTCCGGGTTTATTGCCGCGAGCTGCTGTTTCAATTCCGTATAGTCTTTTTTGTATTCTTCGATTTCAATCAAATCCGACAGATACAGGTCTTTCAGTTTTTGCATTTTCCGCTTGATTTGCTCCGCCGTTTTGGGCTGCTTTTTTTCTGCGGTTTTTGATTTGGAGTAATACTTTTTTGCGATCCCCTCAAATTCCCGCAGAAGGTAATCCTCAAGCACATCTTCTCGGATTCTGAGGATGTGCGGGCAGTCGGCTGGATCAAGTGTGTGCGTTCTGCATCGGTAGTACTTGTACACCTGCTTTACAGTCTCCGGCTGCATATTTCTACCGCACTCCCGGCAACGGAGAATTCCGGTAAACAAATATATTCGATCCGCACTGGCGTTCCGCTGGCTTCGCCGTTCCAAGATTTTCCCAGCAAGGTCAAAGGTTTCTTGATCGACAAGTGCAGGCAATGCGTTTTCCACGCCGAACGCCTCACCTAAGTACAGGCGGCTTTTCAACGCATCCTTGTATTTGTTGTACGAGCGTTTGATCCCCCACTCCGTTGCCATATACCGCCTTAGCGCAAGGATGCTTTGCAGCCGTATAAAGGCTGGGAACATATCTCGCGCTGCAGCTGCGGTTTCTTCATCAATGGCGTAGCGCCGGTTCTTCACGCAGATTCCGATAGGAGTTTTCCCGTTGGTGGGCTGGCCCTTTGCCCTCTTGCCCTCGTTGATGGCCTTAATGCGCTCCGATGTGCGGTCAGCTTCGTCCTGCGCTACCGACAACATAATATTGACCTTCAATCGCCCTGATGCAGTCCGCGTTTCGTAGTCCTCTCTGATGGCCTGCCAATCCACATGATTTTTGTCGAGAACCTCTTGCACGGCGTAGTACCCCGCCACATTCCGAAACCACCTATCCAGCTTGACAAAAAGGATGGTGTCGATTTTCCCGGCGCGGCAATCATCAAGCAGGCGCATCAAGGCCGGACGCTTTTTATACGGCTTTCTGGCGCTGATTCCGGCGTCCTCGTAAATGCCCACAACCTCCATGCCGTGTGCGGCGGCATATGCAATCAGAGCCTCCCGCTGGTCTGCCAGGGACAGGCCGTGCTTCGCCTGTTCTTCGGTCGATACCCTGATGTACAGTGCTACACGGATGCGTAGATTATTTGGTAGAGTGACCACTATTTTTTGGCACATGTTATCCCCTCCAAAATCCATAGTTAGCACAATGGATGTCAACCCAAACGCACCAGGCAAAAAGCCCGATGATCAATAGTGACAAACCGAGTATGATCCACCTGTATAGCTTCACGGAGTGCCAAAGATTGCACAGTTCTGTGTCCATCAGGCCGATGGTCTGCCGCTTATTCTCAAGGCGGTGTTCTAGTCCGTCCTTTTCCGCTTGCAACGTTTCCTCACTGGCCGTCAGATGATCTCCGATGCCGTAAAATTCATCCAGCGACACGCCAAGGACGGCGCATATTGGCCCAACCGTGGAGATATAGGGGGCCTTGGAAGCATGGGTAAAGAAATTGTTGACGGTAGACGGCGGAATTCCCGATGCTTCAGCTATGTCCTGAATGGTCATACCCAAAGCGTTACGTTTCGCCTTACAAACTTCCTGAATTGTCATAAAAAGTGCCTCCTTACCCCCAAAATCAAAATATGGGTAAAGGCGGCACAAACTTTTAAACGGCTGAAAATGCCAAAAACCAAGCTTTGGGACTTGCCCACCCAACCCTGTTTTTGCTACGCTTTGATTACGGCAAGCCGACGTCCCCCGGCTTGCTTCCGGCTCCGCCGTTTGTTGCAGAGGCGGCGGGGCCGGGTTTTTCACTTACTTTATTTCCCAAGAGTTTCCGCAATTCTGGCAAAGGCAAATCTTTTGATTTTTTACAACGGTCTTTTCGCCACCTTTGCTTTTCTTCCACACGAGATTAGACATGCCAAGGGTTGATACCGCCATCAAGCCGCGAGCAGCATTGTTGATATGGCCTCCGATGCCGTTCCCGTGCTTTTTGGTTTTACTTGACACTTGCTCCATAGAGATTGTTACATTTTCGCTTCCGCAATTAGGGCAAACCATAGTAAAGCTCCTTTCATTCTTTTATATGCGTATATGTAAATATTCAATATGCGCGGGCAACCGTCATGCCCCCATATCTTGCGGTTGCAAAATCATGGTGGTGTGCTATAATAATCGAACAGACGTTCTATTCGCAAATGATGAACGGAGGATACATAGATGTTGGATTTACCGGCAAACTGTGATATAATGGCAACAGAACAGCTTGAAGAAATTCGCAACAAACTGATGCATGCCGTACTGCTTTTGCCGCAAGAGGAACAGGTAGAATTGCTGCGAATGATTAAAGGAGCAAACGATGGTGTATAATCAATTGTGGTATGAAAATCCCAACGTTCTTAAAGCCGTAAACGCGTGTCTCAACGTATTGGAAGCGTCTGGCATTTCGGCGGAATGCGCTACACTTGTTCCGGAGTGTTTGGCGGAGGCTATTAAATGCAGCAACTATGAAACGCTAAAGCAAGGAGCATTCAAGAGCACTCCCATTTCTGTAACCGCCAATAATGACGGCGGGTACAGTATTATGCCCGAAAGCCTGCAATGTATTGATTTACTATGGCCGAAGTGATGCCATTTGCCACCGTTTCAATTACCGATAGAGATATTGACTTTAAGGATTTTAAAACAGCGCTGGTTTTTGCCCAGCTTTCTTTTCCCCCGATGTTTGCGATAAAGTCATGGCCTTTTGGCGTGATGTGATAAATTGTATTCAAGTAAAAATATCCAAACATTTCGCTTGTTGCAAAGGAAAAATCTGTTTTTAAGTATCCGCTTTCTGAAAGCTGTACAACATGATATATGATCTCTTCTCTTGAATAGCTGCCAGAAAGCAAGCGCACCAAACAGGGAATGCTGACATAGCTAAATTTTCTTAGCCCATTTGGATTTTCAACCGCAGTTTCAACGGAAATACGATCTTCGACCAAAAGCATAATATCCCGCAAGCAATCTGGGTTCAGTTTCATTCCGTGCCCCTCTTGCTTTTCAGATACCCGATATACCGGCATACTTCCGCCAGTTCGGCGGGTGTCGCGTCCCGGATATAATCTAATATTTCCTGCGCTTCCGCGCTCACGCCCTCGATCTTCGGATCGGGGGTTTCTTTTATGCTCTTATCTTCCGTTTTGCCCTGGAGCCATTCAACGGATACGTGGTATAGTGCCGAGACTTGGTAGATGTAATTCTTGTATGATTCCGAATTCCCGGCAATCCAATCAGAAACAATGTGACCGTCCTTAAATCCTATCGAACGTGCAAATTGAGACAATGCTCCGTGCTTAAAGTTTCCGTTTTCTTTTTTGGGGATTAAAGTCAACATTCTCTCAAGCGTTATATCCATATTTAGCCCCCAAATTTTGTGCAACCATACAAAACGGTTTAATTAAACCAATTAGGTATTGCAAACGGTTTGAATGTGAGGTATCATATACCTAAGCCCACCGGAAAAGGGTACACGAAAACCAGCCCCCATAAAAGCGGCTTTTGCAATGTCTTTTGGCGATTTCATTGTAATACGCTTTCCGGGACGTGTCAAGCGTGATTTCTCACATTCATGAGGTTTCGGCGGGTATTGACTGCGGCAGAGATAAAAAACCGCCCCGAAGTCTCTGCAACAAACTTCGGGGCGGTTGGAAGCGAACTCGTTTGCTAAATGGAATACCCCTCTGCAACAGAGTACACCATTTGGCGCGTAGTTTAACTCCCATGCTTACCATACCACATATTTCTGCCGCAGTCAATGATTTCTCACACCGAAAGGAGGGCGCATGACTTGGCATTGAAGGAACTTCGAGAACGCTCCGGGCTGACTCGTGCACAGGTAGCAAAGAAACTGAATGTGGACTTGTCCTGTGTGACGCATTGGGAGCTGGGCGACTGGCGACCGGCACGGAAGTACCACAAGAAGCTGGCAAGGATGTACGGCGTGACGGTGACCGAACTGTTCGAATCCAGCGATGGGGAATAAAAAATGCCCCGCCCGGTGTAGCAGACCGGGCGGGGCGGCGGAACAAATCTTAGGCTCAGATATGTGTCCTGTGGCTATTTTAGCACAGGGGAAAGGAAAAGACAATGGCGAAGAAACGAAAAATCGAATACCGGGTTGTCTGGGTGTCTCCGCCTGACCCGGTGAAGATCATGACGGAGTTCGGCAAGATCTGGTCGAGGGAGCATGGCCTTGAGTTTGACGGTGTTTACACCAAAGAGGGGGACATCAAGCAATGAGCTGGAATCTGTTTTTTATGGACCTGGGCGTGGCCTATGCAGCTACTTGGGTATTCAAGGTTGTAGATTTCATCGAAGGAGGGACCCGCATGAGAAAGCATGAACGGCGCACCAGAGAGCAGCGGAAGGCGGACGCCTCCGCATGGATTGGCTTTATGAGTTTTCTGGCCCTGCTGCTGATCACCATTGCGTATATGGTGGTGAGCGCGCGATGAACAGAAAGAACCGGCATGAGCGCCATCCGCTGGATCTCTGCCCGGTGTGCGGCATGGACAGCGGTGAGCGGGTGCAGTCTACGGGCGCACCGTTTAAGCACTATGTACGGTGTTCCACCTGCGGCGCTATCACAGCGGGTTACGCCCAGCAATCCAACGCCACGAAGGCGTGGAAGAGAGGGGATGCGTGGAAATGAAGATCTATCCGGTGTGCGCGAGATGTTCCATCGTCATGAACCCCAATGCGTTTGACGATGTGGCTCCGGGTTTTTTGATCAACGGCGAGTGCTACTGCCCGGAGTGCGCGAAGGATTGGCTCAAGGATGAGGTTGACAGCGATCCGGAAGCCGTGGCACGGGCCATGGGGATTGCGATCATCGAAATCCCGGAGGATTGATATGAACCAGTGTGAGCGGATCTTGAAGTATCCGGATGAACACGGCAGTATCACTCGGGCCGAGGCCGTGAGTGAGTGCGGCATCGCCAATTTCACGGCGCGAGTCTCTGACTTGCGGCGGGACGGCGTGGCGCTGGACGTGGAGACGGTCACACAGAAGAACCGCTATGGCGAGACCGTGCGGTTTGCGAGATACAGGAGGAAAGAATGAACCTTTACGAAATTGACACGGCCATTACGGCCCTGGTAGACCCGGAGACCGGCGAGGTCAGCGACTTTGACGCATTTGACCGGCTGAGCATGGCGCGGGATCAGAAGATCGAGAACATCGCACTATATTACAAGAATTTGGTGGCGGATGCCGCTGCCTACAAGGCTGAGAAGCTCGCCTTTGCCGAACGGCAGAAGGCGGCGGAGAACAAGGCCCAGCGCCTCAAGGACTATCTGGCGTATGCCTTGCAGGGGCAGAAATTTGAATCCCCCCGCTGCGCGGTGAACTTCCGCAAGACTACCAGCGTGAATGTGGCTGACCCTGACACTGTTCTGGCATGGCTGCAGGACCACGCACATGAGGACTGCATCCAGTATGCAGAGCCGACCATCAGCAAGGCGGAGCTTGCCAAGCTCCTGAAAACAGAAGCCGTCCCCGGTGCGGAGCTGGTGGATGGTTATAGCGTGGGGGTGAAGTGATGAACATCTTTGAAAGCATTACCGCGATCATGCAGGAGATCCCGGCGATTGGGAAGGAAAAGAAGAACCAGCAGCAGGGCTTTAAATATCGCGGCATCGATGATGTGATGAACGCCCTGCAGCCGATCCTTTCCAAGTACAAGGTATTCGTTGTGCCGGAGGTGATTGACCAGGCACGGGAGGACCGTGTGACCAACAAGGGCGGCACGATCCTGTATTCCATGCTGAAAATCAAATACACGTTCTACGCAGAGGACGGCACCAGCGTTTCGGCGGTGGTGATCGGCGAGGGCATGGACAGCGGAGACAAGGCCAGCAACAAGGCGATGGCGATTGCCATGAAGTATGCGTTTTTCCAGGTATTCTGCATCCCCACTGAGGAAATGAAGGACCCGGACGCGGAAACGCCGGAGCCGAGCAGACCGAAGGAACCGGCGATCCCAACGCGGCAGAAGCCGGGGTACAGATTGCCCCCGCAGGGCGATGCCACCGTTATCTGTGAGCGCTGCGGCGGTCAGGTGATGGATTACTTTGACGGCAGAGCCACGGTGAAGGCGGTACGTCTGGCGGCGAGAGCGAAGGAACTGTACGGCCATGCGCTGTGCGAGAAATGCGTAGCCGAGGCCAAGGAGGCCAACGATGCAGCAGGTTAATGCCACATCGTTCCGCTGGACGATGGATGCCGCCGGAGATTGGCTGTGCATACAGACCAACAAGGCGCGACAGGTGCTTGACAGCCTGAAAGATGGCAAAGCCTATGACGTGGAGATCAAGGAACACCGGGAGAAGCGGAGCCTCGATGCGAATGCGTACTTCTGGGTTCTGGTTGACCGGCTGGCTGAAAAGCTGCGGATTCCCAAGACGGATATTTACCGGAGATACATTCGGGAGATCGGCGGCAATCATGAAATGGTCTGCGTGATCGATTCAGCCGTGGAAAAGCTGCGGAACGGGTGGGAACACAATGGGCTTGGCTGGCAGACGGATACCATGGCAAGCAGGATCCCCGGCTGCACCAACGTGATTTTGTATTACGGCTCCAGCACCTACAACACCCGGCAAATGTCACATTTGATCGATATGGCGGTGCAGGACTGTGTGGAGCAAGGTATTGAGACCCTGCCTCCGGACAAGCTGGCAGGGATGATGGAGGAATGGGGATGCACAAAATGACAAAGGCCACGTCCATTCCGCAATCCGTGAAGGTTGTTGTATGGGCGCGGGACAATCACCAGTGCGTGATCTGCGGGTCTCCCGCAGGCGCGCCGGTGGCCCATGTGGTACGACGTTCGCAGGGCGGCAGAGGAATTGAGCAGAACATTGCAACCCTCTGCCCCCGCTGCCATCGCCTGTTTGACGAGGGGCCATTACGAGACCGCGAGCGCATCTATGTGCGGCTGGTGGCGCACATGAAAGCATTTTACCCGGATTGGAACCGGGAGGACATGATTTACAGAAAGGGAGCTATTTCATGCTGAACAGAATTATTGTGATGGGCCGGATGACCCGTGACCCTGAATTGCGCCGCACCAACAGCGACACGGCGGTGGCATCCTTCACCGTGGCGGTGGACCGGGATTTTAAGTCCCAATCCGGCGAGAAGGAAACGGATTTCATCGACGTGGTGGCATGGCGCAACACCGCTGAATTTGTGAGCAAGTACTTCTCTAAGGGCCGCATGGCCGTGGTGGAGGGCCGCTTGCAGCTCCGTGACTGGACGGACAAGGACGGCAATAAACGCCGCAGCGCCGAGATCGTGGCCGACAGCGTGTACTTTGGCGATTCCAAGCGGGACGGCGGGGAAACGGCGCAGAGCGAACCGCAGGGCGGTTTCAGCGAGATCGAGGATGCTGGGGGCTTCCCGTTCTAAGGCGGTGGGCGAATGCCGAACAGGATCATCAAGGATAGCATCAGGACGAGCAAAAGCATCAATGCAATGTCGGATTTCCAATTCCGATTGTGGGCGTACCTGATCACCTACGTTGATGATTATGGGCGCGGAAGCGCAGACCCGGAATTGCTCAAAGGCTTTGTATTCCCCCGCAGAAAAGGTGTGACTGAGGGAACGATCAGTAAGACGCTTGCAGAATTGGCGACCATAGGCTCTGTGATCCTCTATGAAGTTGACGGAGAACCGTACCTATGTTTTCCAAACTGGAGCGAACACCAGACGGTGAGGAACAAAGTAAGTAAATTCCCGGCACCTGCTGACGGATTGATTACATCTGAAATCAATTGCAATCAATTGCAAGCAGGTGAAAGCAAATGCGCCCGTAATCCAATCCAGAATCCAGAATCCAGAATCCAGAATCCAGAAGAAGTAGGCGGCGAGCCGCAAACGGCATCCCCGCCGGTGGTTTCCATCCCCCTCAATGACGGCACTGAATATCCGGTGTCGCAGGAGCAATGCCAAGAATGGGCGGGCGTGTACCCTGCTGTCGACGTGATACAGCAGTTGCGGGAGATGCGGGAATGGTGCCTGAATAACCCGGCGAAGCGGAAAACGGCGCGTGATGTGCGCGGATTCATTACCCGCTGGCTGGCGAAAGAACAGGATCGCGGTAGCCGTAAGGGCGCAAAAGGCCCCGGCTTCAAATGCGAGGACGCTTGGGGGTATGTGTGATGGCTGGAGATTTTAAGCTGGCCGAGCTGCTACGCAAGTACAAGCCCAGGGAATCGCAGAAAGGCAAGCTGGCGAAGCGGTACAGGGACCAGCTTTGCTGGGACTGCGCCAACGCCTGCGGCGGCTGCAATTGGTCTGCCAGGTATGAGCCGGTCCCCGGTTGGGATGCAACGCCAACGGAACGGGTCTTATCCGACGGGACCGGCGGACTGCGGGTAATAACGTCCTACGAAATCAGGGATTGCCCGGAAAAGAGGTTGAGAAGATGATGCGGATCGTGGTTGATATTTACGGCGAGGACATGCAGGGCACTAAGGAGGCGGTGGCTATGCTGCTGGAGCCTCTGGGCCGTGTCCGGGTGGTCAGCGTCATTACCAACGGCAAGGAGGAGAAGCGATGAACGTAGCCTATAACATGGACTGCATGGAGTATATGCGGACGCTGCAGGTCAAGGCGTTTGATCTGGCCGTAATGGACCCGCCTTATGGAATCGGAATAGCCGGTCAAAAATTGTCTATCAACAAGAACCCAAAGCATAACCGAAAGGAACACGCAAAAAGGGGGTGGGACACGCACATACCGCCTCTTGAGTATTTTAGAGAGCTGGAGCGTGTTTCAAAGAACCAAATTATATGGGGTGCAAATTATTTTGTCACCGCGCTGGAACATGGGCATAAAGGCTGGATCGTGTGGTACAAAGGCCAACAGGATTTGACTATGAGTGACTGCGAGCTGGCCTATTCCTCATTTGATACCCCGACAAGAGTTGTAATAATTAACCGCGGGCAACTTGCGCGCGAGGGCGGGACAATCCACCCGACGCAAAAGCCTATCACTCTGTATGCGTGGATATTCTCACGCTTTGCAAAGGCGGGCGACAGAATATTAGACACGCATTTAGGAAGTGGATCGAGCCGGATCGCCGCATGGGACGCTGGGCTGGACTTTGTTGGGTGTGAGATCGACCATCACTATTTTCAGGCGCAGGAAAAGCGCTTTGCGGAACACACGGCGCAGATCAGTTTGTTTACTTGTGAGGAGGAAAAGCGGTGATTGCATTTGAGATCCCCTATCCGGCAACAAAGCGCGGTAAAGCGGCGTGGAACAAGCGGTTTGGCCTGAATGCGTATTACGCCGGTAAGCATTGGTCGCAGCGGAAGAAGGACGCGGAAGAGATGCACGAGCTTGCCCACTGGGCAATGCGAAAAGCAGGAATTACAAAACGTCTGGTAAATCACCCCGTCAAGGTGACATTTTTCTGGAATGACAATCTGGACATCGACAATCACGGCGCGCTGGGCAAGGCCATTCTGGACGCGCTGAACGGCCACGCCTACAACGATGACAGCGCAATCGCACTGCTGACGGTGCGGAAGTATCAGACAACCGGAGCCTCCCGCGTGGAGGTCATTATTGAGGAGGAAAAGTAATGGACGCTGTGGAGTTTATCGAGGAGCGGAACAGAATGTGCGGCACCATGAGTGAGATGTGGGGCGTTGATGCGGCGCAAATTGTGAAAAACACCGAAGAATGGTCTGCTGCACATCCGCGCAAGACGCGCCAGAGCGTGTTTTTGGAGCAGTTTCCAAATGCGCCAATATATACGAACACACATAACGTTGCTTTAGACCCATGCCTTGTTGATACAGCGTTACGCGGGCATTGCCCGACTGGAAGAGGCTGTGATATTTGCCGCCGCGAGTTCTGGATGCAGGAGGTGGAGGAATGACCCGTGAAGAGATTTTAGCCGCTGCCAAGCAGTGCGTGTGCGGAGACCGTGACCAGGATTACGGCAGCCCAGAGACGTCCTTCAACACGATTGCGGCCCTGTGGGAGCCGTATATCCGTGAGAAATGCGTCGGCACGGACGGTGACGTCTGCATTACCGGCGCTGACGTGGGGGCTATGATGTGCCTGTTTAAGCTGGCCCGCATCGCCACCGGCCACGGCAAAGCAGATAACTGGATTGATCTTGCCGGTTACGCTGCCTGCGGCGGGGAATTGGAGGACCTATGAGCGATTTGGAGCAGACCGCAATCGAGCGGCTGAAAGCGGCATCGGATATGAGCCTGCGGCTTTTTGAAAAGCCGTTGGTGATCACCTACTCCGGCGGGAAGGACAGCGATGTGATGCTGCATCTGGCAGAAAAAAGCGGCATCCCATTTGAGGTATTGCACAGCCTGACCACGGCGGACGCGCCGGAGACGGTGCGCCATGTGTACGATACGTTTTATCGGCTGGAATGCAAGGGCATCAAGTGCGACGTGGATAAGCACGTTCAGCCGGACGGGAGCCGCGTGACCATGTGGAATCTGATCCCCCGGAAGCTGATGCCGCCCACACGCCTGGTGCGGTACTGTTGCGCCGTCCTTAAAGAGGGGGGAGGCAAGGATCGGTTTATCACTACGGGTGTTCGCTGGGCGGAATCCACGGTCAGGAAACGTCGTGGCGGCTTAGAGGTATTAACGTCTAAGCCACAAAACAAACTGATCCTATCAAACGATAATGACGAGGATCGCCGATTATTTGAAACGTGTCAACTAAAGGGGAAGCGGGTGGTGAACCCCATCATCGACTGGAAGAACAATGAGGTACTGGATTATGCTACTGTTGAAAAAATACCCATGAATCCGCTGTACTGCGAGGGCTTCCACCGGGTCGGCTGCGTAGGTTGTCCTATGGCATCAAAAGCAAGGACTATGGAGTTCGCCCGCTATCCCAAAATCAAGGCGGCGTATATTCGGGCCTTTGATCGGATGCTGGAAGAACGGAGGAAGCGAAGTCTGCCGTGCTAGTGGCAATCTGGCGTGGATGTATTCCACTGGTGGATGGAGGACGGCGTTCTGCCGGGGCAGGAAGTTCTTGGAGGATTTGAGGAATGACAAACTTTGAGTTTTACACGAAAAACGTAGCCAGATTGGGGGAGCTGATCGAAAAAGCCGTGGATGACGCGCTGGAAGCAAAGGGCTGCTCACTTGATCTGAAATACCCGGAGAAGCTATCCAATGCCGATAATACCCGCATGGTGACGTGGGCAAGCTGGCTGAATGAAGAAATGTAGGGAGGAACTATGAGAGATACAAACCTCGTAAATGCACTGCGTGAGCACGCAGAATGGGCACGGACAAATAAGTGTGAAACGCTCATTACCCTGTGCGATGATCTGGCGGGAGCCGCTGACTTGATCGAAGCGCGGGCGAAAGAGATTGACGCACTGTGGAACGAACTGTGCCTGAAATGCGGAAACTACACGCTGGCCCATGAGGGGGCCTGCAACGGATGCCGGTGGAGGAGGTAAGAAGATGGAACGATTGACGACAAGAGACGCAAATTGCGCAGACCCAAAAGAAATTTATGGTGTGCGGGTAAAGAATCACGATTATACTTCAGCGGCAAACCGCCTCGCCGACTATGAAGATACGGAGCTGACGCCGCAGGAAGTCCTCAGTATGAAGTTCGAGTGGTGCGCAATGATGGATGCGTTAAACAGCATCGGTGGAGGTTACACCCGCCTGCGCGAGCTGGCCGAGGCCGACAGAGACGGTCGGCTGGTGGTGCCGCCGTGCAAGGCGGGAGATACGGTGTATGAGGTTACAAGTCGAAAAACCATAAGTGAATACCGAGTAAAGGCAATTCGCGTGGAATTGTTTTGTACATTCATTGAATGGGATATCGTAGCCGGGTTTGTTGATAAATCCATTTTCGGCGTACCGGTTGATGAAATCGGCAAGACCGTATTCCTGACCCGCGAGGAAGCGGAGAAAGCATTGGAGGCGAAGAAGGATGAATAAGGCTGTTATGCTGAGCATCCGCCCCAAGTGGGTGGAAAAGATCGCCAGCGGCGAAAAGGTCATCGAAGTCAGAAAGACGCGCCCAAAACTGAAAACGCCGTTCAAATGCTACATCTACTGCACGCTGCCAAAATATCCGCACGAGGACTTCATCGCGACGAACTATCCAATGCCACAGTTTTACGGCGGCGGCAAGGTCATTGGGGAATTCGTATGTGATTGTGTCACGCCCTTGTATAACGTCTGCATGGATGATTGGCAGAGGCTGGCCGGAGGACTGCACAATATCGAAAAGGAGCTTGTCAACCAGGCGTGTCTTACAGAAGCGAATCTCCATACATACGCAGGCGGGAAGAATTGCTTTGCGTGGCATATCTCCGGCCTGCTGATCTATAACCAGCCCCGAGAGCTGAGCGAGTTCCAGCGTGCAACTGACCCGTGCGATTCTTGCCATGCAGAATACACATGGGAATGCAAAGACTGCAAAAAATTGGGCGGTGACATTAAGCGCCCGCCCCAGAGCTGGTGCTATGTGGAGGCGATGAAGGATGAATGACCTAAAACCGTGCCCGTTCTGCGGAGGTGAAGCGGTCATAAGCGTCGACCCGGATGCAGTGGAGGACACGCAAGGTCGACGTTGGGCGTATAATGCCGTGTGCATTAGGTGTTGTGTAACGTCAGGACTTACGTATACGCCCCAAAAAGCTAAAGAGGCATGGAACAGGAGGGAGGAAAGAACATGACGAAGTGCTTTTGTGATCTTTGCGGAAAAGAAATACACAAGATTCGGGAAACTTATAGGGTCAGCGTGGAGAACAACGCTGACATTCCCTACGCAAGCGACCCGAACATAGTGGATGTGGGGGAAATATGCCCTGCCTGCGCGAAGCGTATCCATCAGACTGTGCAAGAGCTGAAACTGGAGGGCCTGGTATGAACGTGTGTGAGTTCTGTCATGAGGACAGGGACGGATACGTTACGCACTTGGACCGTGAGGGAATCGGGAGTGCGCACATAACGCAGTCTCACCCCATTAACGGCGGCTGGAAGCTGTGCGTCAGCTCCGGCAAGCAGGTGCGCATGACGATCAAAATCAAGTTCTGCCCGATTTGCGGGCGCAAATTGGAGGTTTGATTATGGCTGAATGCATTGAGCGGGAAGCGTTGATTAAAAAATTGCGGATCATGCCTATCCCGAAACAAGCTGGAAGTGCCAATACATGGCTTGATAACTGCGCTGCTGGCGTAAATGCCGCGATACGGGAAGTGGCGTCATTTCCTGCTGCCGATGTTGCCCAGGTGGTGCATGGGCGGTGGGATGATTCCGGGAGATATACGTTTCCGGGTGGTTCCACAGCCGTCAGGTGTACCAACTGCGGCTGCGCACTGACAGAGAGCGAGTATCGCCTGAACAACTGGAATTACTGCCCTGTATGCGGGGCCAAGATGGACGGAGGCGCTGACCATGAGGCTGATTGATGCTGACGCAATCCTGAAAGCAGACGAAAATTCCGATAAAGCGCTTGTTCTGGGAAGCGGGAAATCTCTGGAAATGGCTTATGCCTTGCTAAAAAAGAAGGTGGCGGACGCCCCCACCGTAGACGCAGAGGTCGTGGTGCGCTGCAAAGACTGCAAGCACTTGTGCGTGTGGAACCGAAAAGATATATACGCATTTTGCCCCAAAACAAACATCGTGTTTTTGCCGTTTGAGCTGGACACAAGGACATTCTTTTGCAGCCTTGGCGAGAGAAAGGACGGCGGGGATGGCTAAACAATCCGCTTATTTGCAACGGCGGAATGCGGAGATGGATGCGGTCTTTTGGGCCGGTGCTGCGATGGCAGCGCAGTTTGCCGTTGACAAGTTGCAGATGACCATGCATCAGCAGGAAGGCTGGGGCTATGACCGGATCATGCGCGTCACGCATGAGTGGATGGAGACCCAGCGGGAATACAGACCTGCCTTAAACTGCAAGGACCCAGAGGCAGACGTCCGGCAGGTGCACATGGACCGAGTGCTGGCGGAGATTATCCGGGACAAGTCGAAGCTGATCCCATTCCCGGACAGATACCCCGGTCTGAAAAAGACCCGTTATGGGAGGTAATTATGCAGAAGGAAGATATATCGCTTTTGCGCATCTACGCGAAGAATGATATGAATTGCGTGAAAACAGCAAAGGAGATGGACATCCACCACAACAGTGTAATCTATCGGCTGGGCAAGATCAAGACGGAAACCGGGCTGGATGCGCGGAAGTTCTGGGACTTGGTGAAGTTGCTGGAAATGGAGGAATCATGAAACTTGGACAGGTGATTCGGGCCAGATGCAAGTCCATACCGTCCCAGCTGGAACGGCAGCACCCAACGTATGAGCAGCTGTATCCGTTCCGGCGCGGAGAGGTAATTTACATCCACCCAAAGGGCCGATTTGTCAGTGTGCGGACAGAAACGGCGGGCGGCCCTGTGGTAGAGAATTTCCGGCTATGTGAGGTGGTTATGTGAGTACATTCCCGGAACGGCTGCGCAAATTGAGAGAATCTGAGCGGCCTGCAAAAAGCATGCGAGTGAAAGCGGAGCTGATTGGGATCGGGCATGATACGCTGCGGAAGTACGAAACCGGAGAGAACGAACCGGTTCTCAGCCAGTTGAAGTTGATAGCGAATCATTACCACGTCAGCTTGGATGAGCTTGCATGGGACGAGGGCGAGCGAGAGAGTAAACCTTTATAATATCGCAAAAAAAATTGGCCTTTGCCCCCAATTCGGGGCAAGCGCAGAAAAATATGTGCCAGAATGAGGGTGCGGGGTTATATCCGTATCCTCATTCTTTTCATCCTTTTTTTCCTCCTGACCCCGGCGGATGCCGTGGATATGCAGACGTAGCTCAGTCGGTAGAGCACCCCCGAAATGGGGATCGATGCAGGTTCAAGTCCCGCCGTCTGCACCACATCCAGCGCCGTGAGAAGTACACTCACAAACGGGTTGCCCGGAGATGGGCGCGGCAGGGCAACAGAAACGTGTACCTATGGGGGCCAACCGCAGGCAGCTGACACGCAGCGGTGACAGTCTGGAAAGACAGACAAACATAGGGGCAAATGTTCCAAGGCTGGCGAGGCGGCTTCCCAAGCCGCGAAGGTGGGTTCGATTCCCAACCGTCCCTGCCAGATGTATGCCCTTCGGGGCGGGTAAAGTCTGCTATGTAAGGCCAAGGGGTGGGGGCTGGTAGCAAAACAGGAGGATGGCATGGAAATCACAAAACGGCGGCTTGCGGATATTGTGCCGTATGCCGCAAATGCAAAAAAGCATGATAAGCGGCAAATCAACAACGTTGCGGAGAGCATCAAGCAGTACGGATTCGTACAGCCGATTGTGATTGACCGTGACGGCGTGATCGTAATCGGGCATTGCCGCGCTCTGGCGGCGAAGAAGCTGGGTATGGAAGAAGTACCGTGCGTCTGCGTGGACGATCTGACACCGGAGCAGGTGAACGCCCTACGGCTGGTGGATAACAAGAGCAACGAGAGCGATTGGGACTTTGACCTGTTGGCTGATGAACTGCCCGGTCTTGACCTGTCGGCGTTTGACTTTGAATGGGGTCTGCGTGACGAATTGAACGATTCCGTTGTCGAGGATGATTATGAACCTGTCATTCCGGCGGAGCCGAAGAGCAAACTTGGCGATGTGTACCAGCTTGGAGACCATCGCCTTATGTGCGGAGACAGCACGTCTTTGACAGACGTACAGAAGCTTGTGGGGGGGGCACAAATCGATCTTCTTCTCACCGATCCTCCGTACAATGTGGACTATCAGGGCACCGCCGGTAAAATTAAGAACGATAACATGGAGGATGCAGCCTTTAGGCAGTTCCTGACGGATGCTTTCTCCAATGCAGCGATGGTTATGAAACCCGGTGCTCCGTTCTACATCTGGCATGCAGACAGCGAGGGGTACAACTTCCGTGGCGCGTGTAAAGATTCAATGCTGCGTGTCCGGCAATGCCTGATTTGGGTAAAGAATTCCCTCGTAATGGGGAGACAGGATTTCCAGTGGAAACATGAGCCTTGCCTGTACGGTGAGAGCGAGATTGAAGAGGATGCGCATGAGCCTTGCCTTTACGGATGGACGGAAGGCAAGAAGCACTACTTCTTCAAGAACCGCAGACAGACAACTGTACTGAATTTCGATAAGCCTGTCAAGTCTGCGGAGCATCCGACCATGAAGCCGATTAAGCTGTTTGATTACCAGATGCAGTGCTCCAGTAAGCCGGGTGAGAATGTACTTGACCTGTTTGCTGGCTCCGGCACAACGATCATGGCAGCGGAGCAGAATGACCGACACGCTTTCTGCATGGAGTTTGACCCGAAGTATGCCGACGTTATTGTTGACCGGTGGGAGAAGTTCACCGGGAAGAAGGCGGTGCTTCTGAATGACTGATGCTCAGGCGACTGCGCGGAGGATGTTGAAGAAAAACCAGCAGTATTTATCCACACAGCAAATGAAAACACTGAACGGGCTGATTAAGTCCGGCGATATTACAGGGGCCATGAATGGCCTGCATACATTGGTGGCGAGAAAGCTGACTGCGAGGAAGAAATCTCTGGCATGATCGAATCTTAAGGAATGGAGGGGTGGAAGTGGCACGGACTGGAAGGCCGAAAAAGGTAATAAATCAAAAGCTGTTTGAGGACCTATGTGGTATCCAGTGCACGGAAGTGGAAATCTGCGGAGTGCTTGAGTGCAGCGCGGACACCCTGAATCGATGGTGCAAACGGACGTATAAAATGACTTTTGCGGACACATATAAAAGCAAGAGTCAGGCAGGAAAATCGAGCCTGCGGAGAGCGCAGTGGAAGCTGGCCGAAAAGAACGCAAGCATGGCTATCTGGCTGGGGAAACAGTACCTTGGACAGCGCGATATTGTTGAGCTGGGCTTGCCGACGGATAACACGCAGGAGGACGCTTTGAGCGTGAGCCTGCGTGAAATGGCAGAAGGGCTGGAGAGCGATGATTAGCGCAAAGCAGAAGAAAATTCTCGCTTATCCATATTCCAAGTATGATGCGCTGATTTGCGACGGCGCTGTGCGTTCCGGCAAGACCTCCATTATGATGTGGGCGTATGTGCGCTGGGCGATGGAAAATTTCAGCGGTCAGCGTTTTGGCGTGTGCGGCAGAACGGTGGACAGCTGTACCAAGAACATCATCGTACCGTTCACGGCGATGAGCCTTGCAAAGGAACGTTATATCGTCCGCTGGCGGCGCGGTGACAAGGTAATGGAAGTGCGGCGCGGAGCCGTGACAAATTACTTTGAAGTGTTCGGCGGCAAGGACGAGGCGAGCTATACGCTGATCCAAGGCCGCACACTGGCGGGTGTGTTGCTGGACGAGGTGGTATTGATGCCACGCTCATTCGTGGAACAGGCGCTTGCACGTTGCTCCGTTGACGGCGCGCGGCTGTGGTTCTCTTGTAACCCCGGCAGCCCACACCACTGGTTCTATCAGGAGTGGATCAAGCGGAGCCGTGAGCGTAATGCACTGTATCTACACTTTGAAATGACGGACAACCCCGGCCTGAGCAAGCGCACCCTTGAACGGTACGAGAATATGTATGCCGGTATATTTTATGACCGGTATGTGCGCGGCCTGTGGGTAGCGGCAGAGGGCATCGTTTATAAGGACTTCGCCAACGATACAGAAAAGTATTTGATCGGAGACCCTTTGGAGTGGGCCAAGCAAAACGGCACCAGCTTCTCAATCATTTCAATTGGCGTTGACTTCGGCGGTACAAAGTCCGCAACGAAATTTCAAGCCACCGGGATTACAAAAAATTTCCGGGTTGTGGCGTTGGAAGAAGAATACATCAAAAACGAAGAGATTGACCCGGATGCATTAAACCGGCGTTTTGCTACGTTCTGCCAGTTGATAACGTCAAAGTATGGTTACAGCCAGACACGAGCGGATAGCGCGGAAACGGTGCTTATACGAGGGTTGGATCACACGGCACAAAAACTCCGGCTGGGTACCCAAGTCAAGAACGCACTGAAAATGCAAATCACAGACAGAATTCGGCTGGTGGTGCTTCTGATGAAGCAGGGGCGGTTCAAAGTTTCCAGAAACTGCCCACATCTGATCGATGCACTGCAATCCGCTATTTATGATCCTGATAAATTTGAGGACGAGCGCTTGGATGATGGCACGTCCGACATCGACAGCTTGGATGCCTTTGAGTACAGCATTGAGCCTTATTACAAAGACCTGGAACGTGCCGGTCACATGATGGGACGGTGAAATAGTGAATATTCGCAGAGCATTAAAGGATCTTGGGTTTGACTCGGTCGACAGCAAATTTTACTCTCTGATCGACCTGTGGGACGCATGGTATAAGGGAAACGTTGAAGATTTCCACAGCTATACGGTGTGGAATGGCATTGAAGAGCTGGAGTGCCACCGTTATTCGGTTGGAATGGGAAAGAAAGTCTGCGAGGATTGGGCCAACCTCCTAATGAACGAGCGAGTCAACATCACGCTTGAAGGCAAACAGGAACAGGAATTTATCGATACTGTTTTTGCCGATAACAATTGGGAGGTCAAGGCTAACGAATCGCAGGAGCGCAAAGCGGCAGTAGGAACCGTTGCGTATGTGCCGGTGATGGAAGGCATGGGAATTAACCCAGATACAGCAGAAATCATTGACTCTGGCCGCATTCGCATCAACTATGTCAGCGCCGGGAACATCTACCCGCTGACGTGGGATAACGGCGTTATCCGCGAGTGTGCGTTCGCATCCACTCGAAAGGTCGATGACACAGAATATACTTACATCCAGGTGCACAGGCTGCGCAACGGCGAGTATGACATTGAGAACCATCTGTATGATGTAGAGGAAATCCCACTGGCCAGCGTGAAAGGGTTTGAGACAATTCCCCCGGTGGTTCATACCGGCAGCGACAAGCCGCAGTTTGTGATCGACCGGCTGAACATTGCAAACTCTGACGAAAACAACCCGCTTGGCGTGGCTGTGTTTGCCCACGCCATCGACCAGCTTAAGAGCGTTGACATTACCTATGATAGCTATGTGAACGAATTTGTGTTGGGCAAGAAGCGCATTGTGGTGCAACCGGAGGCAACCAAGAGCATTGACGGTCGTCCAGTGTTTGATAAGCGTGAGACCGTTTATTATGTACTTCCGGAGGACAGAGGCGGCAACGGCAACATCTTACAGCAGGTCGATATGTCGCTGCGGACAGCGGAGTTTAACACCGGTATGCAAGATATGTTGAATATCCTGTCCAGCAAGTGCGGTTTCGGTGAGAACCATTACAAATTCAATCAGGGAAGCATCGCAACTGCCACGCAGGTCATCAGCGAGAACAGCACCCTGTTTCGCACAATCAAAAAACATGAAATTGTGCTTGAGCAGGCAATCACAGAGTTGTGCCGGAGCTTGCTCCGCATGGGGAATCGGTACATGGGCGCATCCCTCAATGAGGACGTCCAGATCTCCATTGACTTTGACGATTCCATCATTGAGGACAAGGGCCAGGACTTTAACCGTGACGTGCAACTTCTTAATGCTGGCATCATGAACGATTGGGAGTTCCGTATGCGCTGGATGAATGAGGACGAAGCCACCGCAAAGGCAGCGCTGCCAAAGGCACAGGACATGGTGACCGAGGAAGAAACGGAGGTCGAGTAATGGGATTTGGAGAAAATACTGGGACTTTTGGGGTTGTGAAAAATGAGCCGGTATCCATTTACCCCGGAACTACTTGATGCGCTCCCAGAGGATCTGGCAGAACTGTTCCGGGCACTTGAACTTGTGTTGCTGAATGAAATCTGTTCCCGGTTGAAAGCTGTGGATGAACTGAACGAGGTAACGGTGCAGGACATCCGGGCACTGCGGTCTCACGGCATCGACCTAAAGGAAATCAAGAAAGCAATCCGCGAAACTTCCGGCATCAGCAAAACGAAGCTGGACAAGCTGCTGGGCGATGTGGTCGCAAGGAACCAACAGTATTACACCGATATGATTGACCTTGCGCATATCACCCAGCCTGAGACGCTGGTTGACGCTGCGGAAGTGGCGGCGATCAGGACGCAGACACTTGATACATTCCATAATCTGATCGCATCCATGGGCTTCTTGGTGGACGCTGGGCGTACAATGCTCCCACCTGCCAAAGCGTACCAATGGGCACTTGACAGCGCAGCGTTGCAGGTGCAAAGCGGTGCAATCAACTACAATCAGGCGATTAAAACGGCTGTGAAGGAACTTGCGGACAGCGGTCTAAAAGTGGTTGACTACGAAAGTGGTCATCGGGATCATGTCGATGTTGCCGTGCGAAGAGCCGTAATGACCGGCGTATCTCAAATCTGCGCCAAGTATACGGAGCAATCCGCAGAATATCTGGATACACCCTATTTTGAAGTTTCGGCCCATGTTGGCGCACGAGATAAGCCGGGACCTTCACCGTGGTCATCACATAAGGATTGGCAAGGACGTGTTTACAGCGTCCGTGCCGGAGACATTTATCCGAGCATTTATGACATTTGCGGCCTGGGCGCTGTTGACGGTCTGGAAGGGGCCAACTGCCGCCACAGGCGGTTCCCGTGGGTTGAGGGCGTGTCCGATCGCACTTACACGGATGAACAGTTGGAACACATCGATGATGGCCACGGCTGCACGTTTGATGGCAAGGATTACACGGCATACGAGGCAACCCAGATGCAGCGCCGCATTGAGCGGACGGTTAGAAAGTTAAAGCGCGAAAAAGCTGCCTACAAGGCCGCAGGATTGCATGAAGATGAGACTGCGGCAAACATACGGCTACGGCGGTTAAACGCTAAATACAAGGCGTTCAGCGCGGAAGCTGGACTCCCGGAGCAACCGGAGCGGATGCGCGTCTATTTCACGGATGGCGCAACGTTAAAAACGGCAAATGCCATGAAAACGCATCGGGCGGAAGTGGCAGCAGCTAACGCTAAAGACGATAGCGACACTCTTAAGTTTTTCGGCGCAGACGCAAGAGATAACTTGAATTCTATTGTGAAAAGACGTACAATGAAGCTGGAAAATGGCTTTGCCTGCTTCCCGGACGGCGACCCGCTAAACGAAAATGTTAAAATGGTAAAACCTCTCAAAACGTATTTTGACGTTGCTATGCACGGAAGCCAGACGGCAGTTGGATTCGGGTCAGTAGAAACGAATATGTCGCCGAGATTGCTTGCTTCTGTAATTCGACATAGTAACGGATGGAACGGGCAAAAAGTGAGGTTGCTGTCATGCGACACAGGCAAGCGCATTGAAAATGATTATTGCTTTGCAGAGGAACTTGCAAATGCGCTTGGCGTAAAAGTAAAAGCGCCAACCGATGTTCTATACATACCACCTAATGGGGAAATGTATGTGGGGGACAGCGGAGAGGGATATTTTGAAACGTATAAGCCAAACGAAAGGGGGCGGGTAAAATGATGCTGTTCGGGTATTTTAAAGGCATGAAATATAGCACTCATGGCGATGACTTTGAAAAGTATCGCACGTTTAGAAATACTATCAGCCGAGATAAAATCATTGAACATATAGAATCATTAACCCCAGCCCTTGCGTGTTTTGAAACGTTTGATATTTTTACGGGAGAAAGATTGCGAGCGGGTCAATACATTGATGGCGATTTCAGATTCCCACTTGATTTTCTGCATTACTACAAGAATTATGACATTGGCATCCCATATGAGTACGAGGCGTACTTGAAAGAAATTGGGGTGGGCTAATGGATGACAAATTGATGCAGGCCATCGAGGCTATTATCCGGCGCGGCAATGATGCGGAGATCCGGCGCAAGGGCGACGGGTACATCGTGTTAGAGGTCAAGAAAACAATCAAATATTCAACTCCTGCGTAATTGGGCGTGGGAAAGGGCAATAGGAGCCAGCTACTGAGGTTTTCTCGGTGGTTGGCTCTTTTTCTTTCGATAAAACCCGCGAGGCACAGCGGTTTTTATACAATCTATCGCCGCGACGAACTGCGGACAAGGGAAAGGAAGATAGAACAATGGCACTTACACGTAAACTTTTGAAGGGCATGGGTCTCACCGACGAACAGGTGGATACCATCATCGAGGCGCATACGGACACCGTGGACGGCTTGAAGGCTGACGTCAGCAAATACAAGGCGGACGCGGAGAAGCTGCCCGGCATCCAAAAGCAGTTGGATGACCTCAAGGCAGCAGGTGACGGCGGCTATAAGGAAAAGTATGAAAAAGAACATTCGGATTTTGAAGCTTATAAGTCCGGCATCACCGAAAAGGAAAGCAAGGCGGCAAAGGAAAAGGCTGTCCGGGCTTACTTTGAGAGCAAAAACATCACCGGTGCAAATCTCGACCTTGCCATGCGCGGATGCGGCGAGGAAATGTCTGCATTGGAGCTGGACGGCGAGAAGATCAAGGACACCAAGAGCCTTGACGCTCTCGTAGACGGCACCTATAAGAGCCTTGTTTCTAAGCCTGCTGTCCGGCTGGACATGGGCGCACGGCTCAACGAGGGCGGAAAGCCTATGACCAAGGACGAGATTATGCAAATCACCGACAGAACTGAGCGGCGCGCTGCAATCGCCGCAAATATGGATTTGTTTAGAAAGGAAGAATAAAAATGGCTGTTGATCCTAAGCTGATTAAGAAGGAAGATCTCGCCCGTGTTCGTGAGATCGAATTTACCGAGATGTTCGGCTATTCCATCAAGAAGCTGATGGAGGCTCTGGGCGTTACTCGTAAGATCGCCAAGCAGGCCGGTACTGTGCTCAAGAGCTACAAGGCTACCGGCACTTTGGAAGACGGCACTGTGGCTGAGGGCGAGACCATCCCCCTGAGCAAGTACAAGACCGAGGCTGTGAACTACAAGGAGATCACCTTGAAGAAGTGGCGCAAGGCCACCTCTGCCGAAGCAATCGCCGATCGCGGCTACGATCAGGCGGTTGAAATGACCACCGATGAAATGCTAAAGGATGTGCAGAAGGGCATCCGCAAGGACTTCTTCGACTTCCTCGCAGCCGGTCCGGGTACGGCCAGCGGTGCGACCTTCCAAGCGACCTTGGCTCAGGCATGGGGCCAGCTGCAGGTGCTGTTCGAGGATGACGAAATCGGCGCAGTTTATTTCATGAACCCGCTGGACGTTGCGGACTATCTCGCAACTGCCAACATCACCCTGCAGACCGCTTTCGGCATGACCTATGTCGAAAACTTCCTCGGTCTGGGCACTGTGATCTTGAACTCCAGCGTCCCAAAGGGCAAGATTTACGCCACTGCCAAGGACAACATCGTCCTGTACTACATCCCTGTGAACGGCGCTGATCTGGGCGAGGTGTTCAACTTCACCACCGACGCCACCGGTTATATCGGCATCCACGAGGAACCCGATTACACTAACATGACCGCATCCGATACCGTTATCAACGGCATGGTGCTGTTCGCCGAGCGCATTGACGGCGTGGTTGTCGGCACCATCACTCCGGCAGTGGGGGGCTAACCGAACTGCTGAGTGAGCCTGACCCTGAAACCCCTGCTTTCTCCGACATGACAAAAGCTCAATTGCTTGATTATGCCGGGGAAAACGGGGTGGACGGGGTCAGCAGTTCAATGCGCAAGGCTGACATAATCGCAGTATTGGAAGGGAGCTGACCCAATTGACATACGCTGATTACACATACTACTCCGGTGTCTATATGGGCACTGTAAGCAGTGGGGATTTCCCGCGTCTGGCTGTCCGGGCCAGCTCCTTCCTCGATTATTTCACGCAGAACCGAGCCAAGGACAACGCGGAGCTGGATGCGGTAAAGATGTGTTGCTGTGCGCTGGTTGATAAGTACGCGGTCATCGAAGCCGCGCAGGCGCTTGCAATGAAGAACCTTGCGACTGCTGCCGCTAATGACGCAGAAGTCAAAAGCGAAACGGTGGGCGGTTATTCCCGCACGCTTGCGACTGGCGGCGAATCTGCCGTTTCTTCGCTGAACGCTACGGATGGGGCAAGAAAGCTGCTCGCAGAGACCTGCATGGAGTATCTTGCCCACACTGGCTTGCTGTACCGAGGGAGGGGGTGCGGATCATGTACGCTCCCCACACTGTAACGATCTACAATCCGGTCAAAGAAACCGACAAGGAGACGTTTCAGGAAACGCAAAAGCTGTAT